TAGAGACAGATCCTGTTACAGGTGAGAGTGAGATTATATCTGGTTCTGCTAACGCTGAGACTGCTGCAGCTTTTACTGAGGCTAAAGAGGCTGAAGAGGCTACACCAAGTAAACAGGCTACAGTTCAAGGTCAGCTAGAAGGATTGATGGCTCAGTTCGAGGGTGGTGCTACACCTGCTTGGGCTGCAGGAGCTATGAGATCTGCTACTAACGCCATGATCTCAAGAGGTCTTGGTGCATCCTCTATAGCAGGACAGGCTATTGTACAGGCTGCTATGGAGTCTGCGATACCTATCGCACAGATAGATGCTGCTACACAGGCTCAGTTTGAAGCACAGAACTTGTCTAACAGACAACAACGTGCAATGCTTGCAGCACAACAAAGAGCACAGTTTATAGGGCAAGAGTTTGATCAAGCGTTCCAGGCTCGTGTGCAGAACGCAGCTAAGATTGCTGACGTAGCTAACATGAACTTTACTGCTGAACAGCAGATAGCTCTTGAGGATTCTCGTGCAGCTAACACAGTAAATTTAAACAATCTGTCTAACAGACAGTCTATGGTGATGGCAGAAGCTGCTGCTCTATCTCAACTAGATATGGCTAACCTATCTAACAGACAACAGGCTGCTGTACAGAACGCAGCTAACTTTTTACAGATGGATATGGCTAACCTGTCGAACAGACAGCAGACAGAGGTGTTCAAAGCACAGCAAAACATACAGGCTTTGTTTACTGATCAGGCTGCAGAGAACGCTGCTGAACAATTCAACGCAGCGAACCAAAATCAAACAGATCAGTTCTTTGCTAACCTAGCCAGTCAGACATCACAGTTTAACTCTGTTCAAGCAAACGCTATGGATCAGTTCAACGTCAACAGTGTCAACGCACTGAGAGAGTTTAACTCACAGATACAACAGCAAAGAGACTTGTTTAACGCACAGAACGGTTTGGTGATAGCACAGGCTAACGCTCAGTGGAGACAAAACTTAGCGACACTTAACACTGCTGCACAGAACGAAAGTAACATGGCTTTTGCTCAGACTATAAACGCTTTAACATCTACTAATCTTGATGCAATATGGCAGAGAGAAAGAGATATAATGTCTATGGCTTTCCAAGTGTCAGAGGGTAACGCTGAAAGAGCTAACAGTATCATACTTCAGAAGATGGCTGCTGACGCTAATATAGACGTTGCTGAGTTACAGGCTAAGATAGGAGCTAAAGAACAAACTGGTAATTTTATTGGGGAGTTGGCTCTAAAAGCATTTTCTGGTTTAAATTTATTTAATTAAGGATTAAACATGTTAACTTATGAACAAGACAAAAAAAGAAAAAGACTAATTGAACAGGCTAATCCTGAATTAAATATAAGTAATCCTGGTGCAGGGGAAAGATTGAGATCAGGACTTGGTGCTCAAAAACTTTCAGTTCCTGACGCTGATGAAGTTAGAGAGGGTATGAGGAGAAATAGTAATGACTCTAAAGAAAACTCTAAAGATAGATCTGATGATATGCTTGCTTTTGCAGGTGGTTGGGGGGAAATACTAGGAGAGGTATTTGCAAGTGAAAATGAATCTCCTGAGTTTAAAGAATCTAAAGCACAGATATCAGATGAAGATGTAGAACTTCTTGATACACAGCTAGAGAGAAGGGAGTTGTCTCAAGCAGGTGGCACTATGGAAGAATATCCAACAGATGCAAAGGATGTGACTGGAATAGGGACTGTGTTATCTTTTATTGCCACTGGTGAAAGCTATGGAGGTAGTTTAAACGCAGCCAACAGAGGTACTTTATACGGAAAAATAATAGGTTCTACTAAAAATGCTAAAAGAAAGGGTAAACCAATATCTGAGTTGACCGTTGGAGAAATAAAAGAACTACAAAAAATAACAGATCCTAATAATCGTGATAGATTATTCGCAGTTGGAATATCTAACATGGAACCAGATACATTTACTGAAGCACAGAAAGCAACAGGTGTTTTAGATAGTGCTATATTTAATAAAGAAACCCAACAAAAAATGAGTGAGTATCTTATAAAGGGTAAAGCAAGCACTAGAAAAACTTATCAGTGGTTAATGGGTAGTGAAGATGTATCTATAGACGATGCTATTTTAGGGTTATCAAAAACTTTTGCTTCAGTGCCAGTTCCTTACGATGTAAAAAGAGGCGGTAGGACTATAAAAGCAGGACAAAGTTATTACTCAGGTTTGGGTGGTAACAAAGCAGGGCACTCACTTGAAAAAGTAAAATCTGTTTTACGTGGTGCTAGAGACTCAATGAAACCTGAGGAAAGTTAACATGACAGAAGCAGCACTTATGACATCAATACCAGGACAGTCTCTTACAGACTATCCTAAAAACTATCCTTGGGAAAGACCTCCTGAAATAACAGATCCTAATGAAGTTGTAAGATTTCACATTGACAGAATTTCAGACGAGGATGTTATAGACAACGTTCTACAACTTCTTCAATTTGGAATACCTGCGAAGACATTATCTGAGTCTATGATGACAGCAGCAGTGAGTTCAGGTATTCATAGTATAGATGTAAGTCTTATAGTTGAGCCTATTGTCAGAGACTTTATGATGAAGGCTGCTGACATGGCAGGTATAAAATACAAAGAAACATTTAATCCTGATGAAATGACTATGGCTGAACGTGCCTCTCTCTTTGATGAGGCTGTTGCATCAATACCTGAAGATGAAAGAGATAAAGGATTTGAGGTAGTTAAAGAAGCTGCTGAGTCTATGAAAGAAGAACCAGTTGAGGAAGAAACAAAAGAAGAACCTAAAGGTTTAATGGCGAGGTAATAAAATGTCTATAATTGCAGGTGCTATGTTTGGCAGAGTAGCTGATGCTATGAAAGATAACAGAGAGTACATGAAGAAAAAACATGAACTCTTGCAAACTTATTTTATGAACACAGGTTTTGAAGATTTAAAAAAAGCAAACGATGCTAGAAAATTAAGGTCAGCAAGAGTAGCTATGGCAGAGGGTCTTGGCCTGTCTAAGGCTGCTGCTTCTGTTTTAGAAACATCTGGTCAACTTGAGTTAGAAATAAAAAGGTTATCTGATCTAAATGATAAAGGTGAACTTGATAAATCTCAATTAAAAAAGATAAGTGAGTTTATTGTTGAATCTTTGCCAGAAGAAAAAGTAACTGCTGCAATGAAATATGTCACTAGTGGAGATTTGAGTTTTTCTAAACCTGGGTCTGCCAGTGAAACAGCTATTGCCGCAATGTACAATGCCACAGACGATCAAGAGTTTATGGAAGCAGCTTTTAATTTTTCTACATCTATCAGAGATGAGCCAACTATTAAGTTGGGTCCAATTGACTACACGACTCGTTCTGCAGATATAATAACACTTTCAGATAGAAGGGCTGCTTATAATAATTTAGCATCTAGTATAGGGGGTTACTTAGGTACAGGTATTGTCAATGATACTCAAGGTAATTTTTTATCTTTCCAAGGTGAATCTCCAGAAAATTCTCAAGCAATTTTAAATAACGCCTACAATGTGTATGAGAATATTTATAAGAGTGCAGGAGCGTTAGAAAATCCATCAGAAATTATTAATAAGATAGGAGATAATGTTAGGATTCTAAAAGAATCTGGACAAGATCTAGATCAAATAGCAAGCAACCCTTCTTTTGATGTAAACTTTAAACCTAAACCTGTTGTGATTGATCCAGAGGCTTCAGCAGCTAAAGATGCTATGACGCTTGGTGGTATTACAAAAAAAGATTACGAAGAGAATTTTTTTAATGAAAATAGACTAAATAAAGAGTAAGGCTTCTTATGGCAGAGTACTTAAACAAAGCTACTGATGGTGTATTTTTAGACCTCGTAGAGGATGAACAATTTAGAAAAGACTTAGTTGCGTTTTTTACTGGTGGTAGGTATAACTACACAGAGAAAGACTACAATGAAAAAGGTATTGAAGGTTTTGCAGAAGATTTTGTAGAGCACATGAGAGGGCATGACTGGAACGAAGTTACTGCTGCAAAAGATTTAAACTACGCAAAAAATAAAGATGTAGATGTCAGTGGTAAACAGGCATTTGGTAGATTAATACAAGCTTGGGATAGCTCTGACAAAGCAGGTACAAATAATTTTCTTACTTCTTCAGGAGATTTTTTTGAGGCTATTGCTACAGCACCCTCAAGTTATCTTGCTCTTGGTAGTCTTGGTTTGGGTAAACTTGCTTCTAAAGCAGGGACTAAAGGGCTACAAATACTGACTAGAAAAGAGTTAAAGAAACAACTGTCAAAAGAAATACGTCCAAGTATTCTTAAATCTGCAGGGATAGGTGCGGCTGAAGGTGCAGTGGTTGGAACAACTCAGTCTGTTTTAGGTGGAGAAACAAGAGAAGAACTTATTGAGGGATACGAGTATACTAACGCTGACGTAGCCATTGATGCAGCTTTTAATCTTGCTTTAGGTGGTGCTCTGGGAGCAGGGGGTGGAAAACTTGCATCTTTAAAACAGAAAAAAATAGATGAGTTATTTCTTGAAAGGTCTAGAAATTTAAACGATAAAACAAAAAAAGAATTAAGGAAATCTTTTTACACTCTTAAAAGAGCCAGTAAAAATAAAGCACTTCTTAAAAATGCCACTGATCGTGTTGTAGATATAGAGGCTGTCATAGCTGCAAAGAAGGGTGATAAAACTGCTAAGATATTAAACCCACTTGATCCAGACAAAGTAAAACGTGGTGGAGAAATACTTAAATTAATAAGTAAAGAGGATGCAAGTGGAAGACTTGACTCTGGTTTATCTATCGAAACGTTAAGATCAGTAACTGCAGCAACAATTGATATTGTTGAAAAACTAGGTGTTAAAGATAACGAGAGAATAAGTTCAAAAGTTACTGAAGCACTTAGGTCTGGTGATCCTGAAATATTATCTGAGTTAGATAAGATTAGGAACAATTATGGGTTGACTAAAGAAGAAATGTCTTTGGTATATCTGTCTGAGTTTTCTCAAGCAGGTAAAGTTTTAGCTGAAGCTAGTATTATTTCTAGAGCACAAAGAAAAGCATATAAAGAGGCATTTAATAAGGACGCTATGGAGCTAAAAGAATTAGCTGAACATGGTGTGTCAAGTATTTCTGATCAAAGGGCTGCAGAGTTAAGTCAAGAAGTAATACGTAACTCAGCTAAAAGAACTGTAGGTGGAAAGTTATTAGATTTTACCAGAGACTTAGATGCTATGAGAATATCTTTTATGACTTCTCAACCTGCAACCACTGCTCGTAACGTAACATCTACAGTTATTCTGGCAGGTGTAGACCTTGTTGATGAATTTTTTAGAGGTCTTTACACAGGAAAAACTTTCTCAAACCCTGGTGACGTAATTAGGAATATGACTTCCACATTGAGAGGTATGACATACAACCAAGCTCACGCCAGAGTTTTAAAAGATATGTTTATGGAAGAAATGCCAGAGACATATGCTTCAGTATTTAATGATGCAATGAGACTTGAGGTAGGTGTTGGCAGTAACAGTGCTATGGCACAAGCAGGAAGACTCGTTAACGTTGTCAACACTGCAACAGATACCTTCTTTAAAGAGGGGATGTTCTTTTCTAGTTTAGATAGACAACTAAGAAACTCAGGCAGAAGTGTTGAGGATCTAATTAAGTCTGGAGCTTCGCTAGACTCTTTACCAGAGGGCATGGTTAGAAAAGCATATGATGATGCCAACAGATTTACTATGCAAAGATCTTATATTGACGATGAATCTGCTTTTGCACAGGCCGCTAGATTTGCAATAGACGTAAACAGAAAAGTTCCTTTCTTTGTATCAGGCGCAATGGGTATTCCTTTTCCAAGATACGTAGCTAATCACTTAGAAATGGTCGCTGACTACACACCAGTTATGGGGTATGTTCTTAGAAAATTAGGAAGTGACCCTATAAAAACTGACGAGGACAGAGTTGTAAGACAGATGACTGGTTTATCTATGGCTATAGCAGGTTATACTTTAGCTAGTATGAAAGATGGTGAGGTAGATTATAAGTCTATTAAAACATCTTTAGAAGCTGAAGCAGATATAGCTCCTTCTGCAGGTTTTGTTATAGCTCACCTGTACATGGGTGATTTAGCCTATAGAGGGATGAAAGGTATGCCTCTTCCTAAAGCCAGAGAGTTAGGCACAGTTCTTGGTGGATTAACTGATTTTAGTGCAGACTTTACTTTTATAGATGAATTGTTACAAAGTGGTAAAGAGGGTAGATTTACAGAGGGATTTCAAAAATCTTTAGGGAACGTCATATCTACTTTTACTTACCCTGGAATAATAGCTAAAGATTTAGTAGGTCAAGTAGACTACGATGCAGCAGGTGTTCCTTTTGTCAGAAACATAGAAGGAGAGATGCCAGGGTCTGATGCAACAGACATTAGTTTAAAGGGTGAAAATATTGACCTTACTACTTTGGTAGCTCAGTCCACAAGGTTTGCAGTAGACTTAAAAGGTATACAATACCTACAAAGTTTTAATGGTGAAACAGACATAGATTATTTTTCTCCATTTAATCCTGCTGCAATAGGTAAAATAAATCCTGTTCTAAAACAAATAACTGGTTTAGCTCAGAACCCACCACTGACTGAGATAGAAAAAGAGATGAATAGATTAGCTTTAGAACCTTTTGATTTATACAAAACATATAGTCAGAAAAATGCAACAGTAGATTTTTTGATGAGAAGGGATCTTTCTCAAAACTTACACAAAGAATTTATAGATTGGAAACAAGAAATTCCTTTGGGAGGTTTAGCAAAAGGGAGAACTTACGATCAACTTGGAGATGACTTTGATTTAAAATCTGAGTTTTTTAAAACGTGGGTAGGTGATAAAATAAAAGAATCTAAAAAAGAACAAATGGAAAATCTAACAAGTTATATGTCCTCTAAAACAACTAAGCATAAAGCTAGAGGTTTTATTAGAAACAATTATGAAATAAAAAAGAAAGAACTTGGTGACACTATATTTAATGTAGCTGCTGAAGAATTATCTAGAGGAAGAGTAAAAACAAGTAAAGCATTTTTAGCTAGTTCAGATAGTATTTTGGATGAGTTAAATAGGAGACTGGCAATACTTAGCACAGTTAAAACAATAGAAGATACTGAAGATGACTAAAAAGAAACCCCCAGAGATTAACTGGGGGTTATATAGTTTGTTATTTCTTTTTAGTGTTCTTGTAGTTTATCATTTTGTCTGAGTACGAGAACGCTTCTTCTATTATCTCCTCAGACCTGACATACTTACCAGAGGCAAGGAGTCCTGACAAGGCATGACCTGCAAAGAAATCGTCAGTCTCCACCTTTATCTGAGTAGTGTCTTTCTTTGACACAAACTCTTGGGCTTCCTGCTCAAGGGTTTTTTTATTATCTTTGTTAGTCATTTATGTTTTTCTTTTAACGACTCTAACATCCTGGCAAGATACCACTGTGCTTTCTCCATATCTTCTACAGGATTAGTTTTATATCTGTAACGATGCTGATACTTGATTACGTTACCATGACAGTAGTCTATAAAGCCATCAAGACCTAACACTTGTTTTATGTAGTCGATACATTCTATGCCATCGTCTGCATGGTTATAGTGAAAGGGTCTATCAACTGGGTTAAATTTAGAACTCATCTCTTTCCTTCCTGCTAAGTCTATTATATCTGAAATACTATATCTGTTACACTCTCCACAGTGACCATCATCATCAAGAAGAAAACCGCAGTCTTTGCATTTCATATTCTATCCTAGCCTATAGCAACAGAGTGTGTACTGTGTTCTACCACGTAGTCTAAAGGAAGTATAGTAATTAAATCACCTCTACCTGGTCTGGTTAATAGTCCAAACTCACCCTTAAAATATTCAGTACATCTTTTTCTAAGATCGTGTATAATGTTGGATGGGTCTAACAGATAAAAAAAGTCTTTCGCTCTTACTGCAACAAACCTATCTATACCGTTAGGAACTCCCCACCCCTTAGTCGGTTTCCAATCAGGAGGACGCTTGACTGTGCGTAGTTCCCACCAGATTGTGTAGTCCACTGGTCCTCTTCTTTCAAATCGTTTAGCTGCTTTAACGTCAACCTTACCAAACTCTTTGTCTAAAACATCCCAGTGTTCAAAGATGTCTTCATCCCTTGTAGCAGATCTAACAAAGTTATTTCCACGTAACTTTATAAATTCTTTCTCTGCTGCTGTTCCCTCTCTAATAGAGGAAGCGTTTCTTTTCGCCATTGGCTATGCCCCTATATCTACCACCTCACAGACATCACCAGTACAAGCCATTGTCTGACTTGACGTAGTAGTGTCTTCTTTCTCATACTCGCTGAGTCTAGACCAGTCAATACTTTTTGGCATAGTGGATAGAATGTTCTTGTATTCTTCTTTATCTATCTCTTGATAAGGAGCCTGTTGGTAGGTGTGTTCATTGTAGGGTAGGAAGGATACACCACTCATTTCATCAAAGTGTTCATACACAAATGTTCCAACCTCGAACCACTCATCCTTCTTGACGTTGATTGTTACAGATGGTTTGTGCTCACACCAGTTTCTCTGATACATCAACCACATGTTAAGTTGATCAACAGCAGACAAATCAGATGTAACCACAGCCTTGTTAGGAGCTTTTATAGGAAACGAAAACACTGTTGTTTGATCTGGTTTAAACACATCAGGTTCACTAGGAATACCCTGATCCTTCATGAAGGTGGTAAGAGGATCTTTGTTATCTCCTCTAACGGTTCTAACGTAATAAGGTGAATGACGTGCATGGATTCCAGAGGCAGAGTCAACCAACTGTGAGACTGTTCCTGATGGTTTGACACAAGTAATAGCTGCCGACTGTGGTATGCCAAGACGATCAGCCCACTCAGCGTTAGCAACAACAGCAACGTTACGTAGATTTTCAAGTGTTTTACTTAGTCCTTTATTTTTTATAGTCATTATTGGGTTGTCCATAATACCAGTTAGTGACACACCCAACAAACGTTCTTCTTCAGTATTCGTTGTCCACACTTTTCGCAGGTATGGAAATTTTGTGTACGTGCTTTGGATCGTCCCAAGTATTGTGGCGAGTCTGACTTTTCTAGCCAGATCATCCACCGTATCTGTGGCTCGTACCACAACTTCCGTAAGATTACAGAACTGATACGGCCTGAGAATAATTTCACTGCATGGATTAGTTCCAAAGTCGTAGTCTGAATCACGTCTGTTATTTTTTGCAGCCTGTTTTTTAGATGCTTCCCTGTTAAAGATACCACGTTCACCACTCCCTGATTCTACTAGTGCCATCCACTCACGCATGAAGGACAGACTATCTGGTTTCTCTGTGTAAGCTACACTGTTGTTAGACAAGGCACGTTGGGGTTCGTTATCCCACCAGTTACCAGACTTAGCGTGACGCATACGATCATCACTGAGGTTAGACAAAGAGATCATAGCACTGCGTCTGACACCACCCACAACTACTATTTCTCCGATCTTACACATTAGATCGTGACACTCTATTGAAGATAACTTACGCCCCTCTGCTTCTTTAAACATTTTAACTGCAAAGTTAAACAGATCCACAAGAGGAGCAGGGCCAGAGGCTCTACCACCAAATGTTTTGAGTCTTGCACCTGCAGGTCTGACCCTGCTTATATCCCACAATGGAATCTCACCTGCCCATAGGAGTGCCAGTAGTTGTCTGAACGCTTTAGCCCACCCCTCCTTGCTGTCCTTTACCACAATGGTAGTATCACTCTGGAAGAGTTCAGGAATTTCGGGAAGCTTGCTAACGAACTGTCTCTCAACACTGAAGCCGACACCAGTGCCACAGAGGAGAATAAACATAGCCTCATCGAAGGACTTTGGATCATCTACAGGTAAGTAACTGCAGTTGTATCCTGCAGTGTTGTCTCTTTCTAAAGCTACACCTGCTGTCATCATGGCTCTCATACTAGGCATGATCTCTAGTCCAAGAATAGCTTCTCTTATTTCGTTGTAAACTTTATGATCAATGTCGTAACCTACAACGTTACCCATGTATCTGTCTACTGTCTCAGACCAGGATTCTCTGCCTTTACCATCAAAGTATTTAGCGTACCTTGATGTGTGAATAAATGATTGATAATCTGTTGGTAAATAGTTGCTCATCTGTAGTCTCCCGATCCTTTTATTTTATTACGCTTCTCTCTGCTATCTAGCTTTTCCATATTTTTTCTTAGAACATCTTCTACTTTTATATCTAGTACGTTTAACAAAGCAACGAAGTAAAAAATTACATCACCTGCTTCTAGTGTAACACTATCCTTGTCCAGGGGTGTGTTATCTCTTACGTGTTTCTTTATCTTCTCAAAGAACTCACCAGTCTCCCCAATAAATCCCATAGTGTTTTCTAGTATTCTTTTGTCACCAGTGGTTACAATCTTGTTCTCAACCCACTCAGCATAATCATCTAAGTATATTCGTTTTTTCTGTTCAAAAGCTTCAAAGTATCCCATGTCTTCTAAGTCTTGTCGTGTTAGCATCATTTTTCCTTTACATCTATTTCTACTATTTCAACATCATCAATATCGTACACCGCATCTGACACGACTTGCTCAAGTCCTATCTTTGCACCATCCTTATCTGCAGCTATGAAGTTTGCATCAGGATCTAAATCAAGTAGCATTGTTATTTCAAACAACACAGGAATCTCCAAGTTATAATAATTAAATTAGTTACGTCAAGATTATTCTTCGAGCCATTCATCAGGTATTACCTTTTCAGCATATTTAAATCCATGACGTTTACACCAGTCAGCGTAACAAGACTTAGCACCCTTGTATAACTTAACCCTACTATTCTGAAAAACAAAACGTAAATCTAAATCAGGATACTGTTTACGTATCTCTATATGTTTACGCCTGTCGGTAGATACGAAACGTCCTTTGGTTTCTATAACAATACCGTTACCTAAAACAAAGTCGGGTGTGTAGTGACGAGTCCTGATGTCTAGCCACTCTATACGTTCCTTTTCGTAGGTAAACTCAACACCTTTTTCTTTTAGATACTTTGCAGTATCATCTTCAAAACCAGAACGATACCCTGCTCTCAAAGCTCTGGCTCTAGTGCTCATGTTAGATCACAACCACTCAGGTTTTTGAATAACGGTGTAGTCACCCCAACCTGTGCTGTAATCAGAATCTTTTTCTGCTTTTGCAATCACAGCTAAAGTTTTGTGTAGCTGTTTCATACCCCAGTGCATGATGTCTTGACCCATTACATGCACATGTGAAAGAAAGGGTGCAGTCTTTTCACAGGCTATAAAAGAAAATTTATCTACGTCATAACCTGCTAACTTACATGTGTAAACGTAGTGAGCGCCCTGTAAAAGGTAGCCATACTTTAGACACTCTTTCAAGAAACCTTTTGGACTAGCATCCTGTGTTGTCTTTACATCAAAGACTGTGTTCTCTTCTTCTATCAGTAAGTCTGGTCTAGTTTTTAAAGTTAGTCCTGAGATAGGATCTTCTACAAAGATACTGATCTCGTTTAATCTGTTAGGATGGTTTAAATGAGAGGCACATACAGGATTGTTTAGAGCACCCCTAGTTATACAGTTGGCTACGTTATACTCTACCTCAGTAAGTAGGATCTGATCCTCGTTAAGGTTGGCTTGCATTTCTTTAAATGCTGCACTGGATTTAGTCTTTGGTCCTTTGACCACCAGGTTGCGTTCTTTCTCTAACAGGTTGGCATGTACTGCACTACCCATAGCAAAGGCTGCGTTGTTAGAGTTACGCTTCTCACCCTTCCAGTGTGCCAGTGATTTTTTGTAGACTGCTTTTACAGCACTTGAGGATATACCATTTCTAGAGTGATACTCTTCGTTAGACATATCTGTTATGATTTCTTTTTTGTAGTCCATGTATCTCTCTCTGTTATAAAATAGCCCCCACCCAAAAATGAACGAAAAAGGTGGGGGCTTAATCTTCTAGGGTAAAAAGGAACGAAAACCTAGAAGGGGATAGAGTCCTGTGGTTCTTTTCGGGAGGAAGACTTACCACCAGAACTCTTCGTATGGTCTGAGAACATTTCAGAGGCTGACTGGGAGGAGACACCCTCGCTATCATAGACCACATGATCGAGAACTTGAAGCCCTACTAGGCGTGTTCCTGAACCAACCTTTGTAGGATATATTTCAACTTTCACAATACCTTTGCTTCCATTTCCGATAAAGCCCTTCTCCTCGAAGTTCCATTCTTTACCTGATTTGTCAGCAACTACTGGAGCACCACCCATCCAGTCTTGTGAACCAACGTGAGGACGTACAACGGTTATTCTGTGACCGCCATCTACTTCCTCTATCTTCTTTTGACACCCTGCTTTTACCAAAGCATCTGCTGTCTTTTTGTCGGTGGTGACAGTGACTTTATACTCACCGTCTTTATCTTCGTTCCACTCGTTGTGATCTCTGTTTGATTCAAAGACCTTTGCCCAATCAAGTGTACCCTTAATATCAATTTGTGTTGATGGCATACTGCCCTCCTTTTCTTTTACTGTTGTTGTATTTAAATGTTTCTATTGTAGTTGTCAATGGGTTTCAGCCCAGTTTTTTCCTATATCATACGATCCTGGAGTAGGTATTTTAAAACCTAAGTCCTGACCAGTTTCTAACATACAGTCTGCCTGTATTTGTCCTAACCTTTTAGCTTCCTCCTCTGTTCCTGTTACTTCTACTTGGTATTCATCATGTATGAACCCAACCATTTTAAACTTTATCCCTTCCTGTCTGGCTCTACTGTGCCACTTGAGTAGGCTGTGCTTCATCAAGCAAGCCTCACCGTTCTGCAGTATTCCTGCCAGTGTTTTGTGTGCGTTGGGTACTGGTACTCTACGTCCATCATACCCAGTAAAGTATCCCTGCTCTGCTATGTAAGGCACGAGTTGGTTCTTTAGATTATACAAACCATCAATGCTCATCTCGAAACGAGTACGTGCTGCCTGTGCTTCCTTCATGTTGACTTTAAGTATTTGACCAGTCTTAGCTACACCTGCACCCAATAACCAAGCGTAGATAAAAGTCTTTGCCATATCCCTCGTACCATTTGGAACTGCCAAGGCTTTCTTGTTGACGTTGTGTATGTCTGTCTCGTCCTCTTTCTTTCCCTTCATGATGGCTTGTGCATACTGATCTGCTTCAAAATGTCTCCAGAGATAGTCAGCTAAAACACGTAACTGAATACCGTCTGCATCTGTACCAACCAACCAAGAGTCAGAAGGAACTGTCCAACAGGCACGTAGATGCACATCAAATTGTTTCTTTACTTCATCGACTGCTGACTTAGGTTCACCATGAAACGGAGAGGATATGTTAGCAGTGTTAGGATCTTTGTGAGCACACCGTCCAGTCCATGCTCCAATGTTATTTATTCTACCATGAATCCTTAAATCGTTACCACACTGTCCTAGCCACTCAACCAGTGAGCTTCTGCGTCCTTCGAGTGTCAACCACTGGGCTAGAGCTTTCGCTCCTGTAGGTGCTGTCTCAGGCAGTGTGCCAAGGTTTGCCTCTGATACAGTGAATCCGTACCTGTCTAAGTCTTTCTTCTTTTGATTGTAGAAATCCTCGTCCATAGCGGCTACTGACTTGCCGTATGGATCACCTATCTTCTTTCGAGAGAAGTTGATAGCAGTTTTTGTTTTATCTACTGGCTTCCATCCTGCATCCCAGAGAACATCTATCCTGTCCTTTGCAGATCCTGGATTGAACTCTATCCAGTCAAAACAAACTAGGTCATCGTCTTCTACATTTGTCATGGCATATTTTTCTTTTGCCCTGATAACTGTAGCCATCTCACCACCATCTTTTTTGAGTCGATATTTTACACGATTGACCTCAGTAAGTTTAGGTGGGAAGTCTACCTGGAACTGTTCCTCCAGTGTGTGCATCTTTGTCTTGACTGAGTTAAGAAGAAACTCTGCTTTTGTTTTATCAAAGAAGAAACCATAGTGTTGTGTACGAACCAACTCTATCTGTACATCGTGTTCTGTCCTTAGAGACTTACGCCAATCAGGACTCCAAATAATATCATTGAAATGACTGAACAAAGATTCTGTAACCTCGATGTCTTGATACCAGTAGTCAACCATTTCGATACTGAATTTATCAAACTCATGAAAATCTCCTTTATGTTTGTTTAATCTGATACCCCAAGCCTGTAGGCTGTGAGGAAACTTAGCACCCTTTGGTGTTTCGATGTCGTAGTTTACTAACCTACTAATGAGGAGAGTATCCACAATCTTTCTTGGATCTATCAGTCTGGGTTGAAGAAGTTTGTTTAGCATGGGTGCATCAAACTGTACAAAGTTGTGACCAACAATTAGATCTGCTGACTCGTACCACTTGATAGCTTCACGCCTAGCAACCTCATCCTCATGACAGTTATCGAACCTTGAAATCTTACCAGTAGTAAGATCCTTACCACCACATATCCAAAGCTTGTCGCTTTCGTTAAGACCGTTTGTTTCTATGTCGCTGACAACAATCCTCATACGTTAAACACCACCTCTTCAAGAACGGTAGTCTCAGGATCGTAGAACACTGACCCTGCGTTACCTAGCTTGGCAAAGGGTCTGTTCTTATCAACAATAAAATGTGTCGTGTTTCTTTCCACATCATCCTCTGATTCAGTATCTCTGTTAAGTTTTATACAGACAATAGCTTCCTCTTCAAGAGATGCTGCATACTTGGTGCGTCCATCATCGTTGACCTGTGATATAAATACCACACCTATATTTAATTCTTTGGCAAGCTGTGCCATTCGTGATCCAAGAGTTGTCAACGTGCTAGTAGCTGCGTCAACACCAGAGTTTGACAGGTAGGCTAGACGCTGAACGTGATCTATGAAGATGTACTCTGCACCATAGACTGTAGCTGCAAGCCTAACGTAGTCCAGGAGTTGCATAGGATCATCGTGACTTCGCATCTCAAAGATAACTGTGTTCTCACCACCTGCCATCTTCTGTGCTGCTTTGATAACTTCATCCTCACTGAATCCTGTGGTGACTGCATCCTCTTTAGTTCTGACATTCCATCCTAGTTCGTAGGTTGCCATAGCTCTGTAGGTTGTAGACTTCATCTCTTCCATGTGGAGTAGGGCAAGCCTTGTGTTCTGCTTGAGCAGTCCTACCTCAAAGTATCTGACTAGCTCAGTCTTACCCTGACCCCTGAGTGCTTTAATAAATGTAAGTCCACCCTTCACTAGTCCTCTGATCTTATCATCAATGCCAGTGTGTCCTGTCGGTACATACTCGTAAGGGTTCTCTGTGGTGATAGCCTTTTCTACCTCCAAGTCTCCAACAAAGAAGTTGTCTGGTGCAAATCTCTGTGGTTTGAGTGCTGCCCACTTGAGATCCGACTCGTCACCCTTCATTAGAAAATCGTTGGCATCCTTGTGTTTGGACATAGGTACGTAGTAAAACTTCTCAGGCATAATGCTGTAAAGCTTCTGTGCTGCACCCTGACCTGCTTGATCCAGTTCACCTGCGTAGACTACCATCTCGAAAGCGTTGAGGTAGTCAAAGTTATCCTTGATAAACTTATCTGATAGGGCTGCACTTGGCAGTGACTTTACAGGATAGGATTTACCTAAGACTTGATACAGACTGGCTGCGTCAAACTCACCCTCAGTAATGTAGATACGCTTACTAGATCCTGCGTTAAACTCAGGTCCGAAAAGTTCTGTCAGTGACCCACGTTCTTTAGTCCAGAACTTCTTCTCGTGATAGCCACGATACTTGACGTTATCTTTGTACTTGAAAGCGTAACGTACTGGCTCACCACCCTCACCTATTTGTAGTTGGATATTGTAGAGTTTAGTTACATCTTCATCTAGTCCTCTGATACCTTCGTATCTGCCTGAGATTACGTTGACGTTACGTAAGTCTACCTTGGGTGGCGGTGGTGGATAAGTTGATTCTGCCCAGTCAAACTTCTTTGCTGAGTTTGGATAACCCCTGTTACAGGAGTGGCACTTACCTACTTTGGTTACTAGATTGTAGCTGAAAGCATCTGAACTTGCACAATCCTCGAAAGGACATGGTTGATGTGTAATCTCATTGTTGCTGTTCACTGCTGCTGTCATTTGCTTGTTCCTTTTCTTTAGCTCTTTGTCGTTCTTCCTTGGTCATTGGCCTTATCTCTTTCGAGATTCCCTTCCTCCTGTCAATGTGCCATTCTTTTGCTTCATCCATATCTTTACCATATCGGGTTCATCAAGTCAAACTTGGTGTACCAGTCAGCCCCTTCCAAAGCTAACCACATCAGCACAGGTAATCCCAGGATTAAAAATGAACAGATAATAAATGCCCACCCTAATCCTTTTGTTGTGCAGTAGTTCTCAGTCACATCACTAGTGCAGTTTTTTGTCATCTTCTTCCTCCTCCCTTGGATAGTATACCAAAACATATGTGTTACAGTCAGGACAGGTTAGGTTAGTTACTATGCTGTACTCCCCAAAGAGGGAAGTTTGATCCTCGTCAATGTCGTGATCACCACCCCAGATTAATTCGTTATTACAGTGCCAACAGTTCATCTTTTTTTACCTTATATTTCTTTGGAAAACTTTCTCTGTTCATACCCTTTTGAACTTGCTCTGCTGCCCATGAATAGTTCTCGTTAAAATATCGTGCTGCGTCAGCTATACTGTTGAAGTCTTTGCCATGTAAACGGCAGGGTCTACCCCTCTGCTTTACTGTCGGCTCTACTTTGATACGAACATGTACTGGTACGTTCTTTGGTTGCATTACTTCTCTCCTATGTTTCTGGGTGAGTATACTTCACCGTTGTACTGGCTACCTGTCTCAGTGTCTGTTCCAAAGTTACACCATGCCAGTATAACTAGGATTGCCATGATCCAATAGAATGAAACTTTCATCCACTTGATAAACCCTTCAAATGTTTTCTTTGCTTCTACCTCTGCTGTTTCACTTGGTGTCATTACTAATCCTACTCTTTTCTTTAAGAAAAACATCTTCTAGCATATTAACCGCACTACGTAAATCAGGTATGTTAAAAACGCCAGACATATGATACATACTATGTAGATTCCCTAACGAACTGTCGAGCCATCTGTCTACTTCTTTTTTATCGTATCCATTGTATTTATCACTCATTGTTGTACATCCACTTCTAAACAAGCCACTGTCTCTGACTTGTGTGTTATCATCTTGGCTGCTTTGCTCAGTTCAATCTGGCACTCTTCCAGTGTAGCATAGTTACCCAACTGGTAGTGCTCCACTGACTGTGTGCTGAATAGCTGCATCCATACAAGTATATACATCATGTTATTCAACCTCCAGACTTTTTAACTTCTGGGATAGGACGTTGTTCTTTACTAACATGCTGACTGTTATCTTTGCCAGTTCCTCTTGAGAATATCTGCTGCATAAATTTTTAACCAAATCTTCTCGACTAATATTCACTACGTTTTTTTCTTTTAAAACATCAGATTCCATTTTATGTCTCCTTATATATAACTATCATTAAACTCAGTATGTATTGAGTGCCACGCTCTTGAATACTCGTAGTCCCAATTAGTACCACCGTCTTCCATCTCACCCTCTGCTATAATCTTAGCCCAATGATCTAAGCTAGGCTCGTGATTAAGTAGCAACTCATCTTTGAAATAGAGTTTCATCCTATCTTCATCACTACCATCTAAAACATAGGATACCATAGTTCACCTCTATCTCTATATTCTTTTACTTCGTTCAACAAGATCTTTAGCTTGTCTGCTTTGTACTGCTCACCATCCCACTCAAGATCGTCAATGTCTCTTTGCAAATCTTTGATGTAGGATTCAACAGCCACAACTTTTTCATCTTCGTACTTCAAGTGTCTCATTAGTGATATACTACCTCCCCTTTTTGATCTATCCATTTCTTAAAATCTTTTGTACCGTAACCCTTCTCTTTCATGAAGTCTTGCATATCAAGTATACAATTCAACAGAGTAGAGTTTTGTTCCATAATAACTTCAACAATATCTCTGTCCTCTTTTTCTAATTTGTCGAGGAGAGATCCAACTTCAAACGTTGTTAGATACAACAAATCATCTTCCTCATCATGATCCATACTGTTAGTTCCTTTCTTTAGGCTATACCTATAGTATTATTATCTATTAGTAATAATAAATATAAGTATACTTTAGGTATAACCTTTAGTTATTAGTTGGCAACTGTTGTTTTTATTTCAAGTGGGGCAAGTTGTCTCACCACCACAAGAGGGCTAAAAGAAGTATCCAAGCTACGTTTAAAAGGATAGCTAAAATTTCATATGCTTCCAATAAATATCTCCTTTTTTATCTTCGTGTCCAGGCTTGATTGCCTAAGTTGTTTTCCTCTGCCCAAGTAACGAACAGTCCTACCTCACGCCCATAGGCTTCGATCTCTGAGGGTTTATCCCAGTATGGTATGTTGTCCTCACTGTTCTGCGTTAGCTCTCCACACTCGTACTGTTTAACGTGTACTAGTTCGTGAGCCAGTGTCGTAAGCATATCTCTGAGCTTCATAGATTTATCTAGGTCTATCATGTACTCACCCTCCTCCATTTGAACACACCCACCTAGACCGTAGTCTTTTCTTCGAAAGCACACCTCTATGTAAGGATCTATGTCGAACTTCTTTTTAAAGAACATGATCATACTTATAGCGCGTCTCTGTTGGCTCTTAGTACCTCCCTCAATCATGATCCATTTATCGTAGCTCATTGTATGCTCTCTCTATCTCTTCAGCAGTGACAGGCACTAGCTCATCATCATCACTTATCTCTATCCAGTCATAGATTTCCTCGAACAATCTTGGCCTCCAGTATCCTTTCGTATCTGGTCTTTTAATCATGTAGTCAGCTACCTTGTAGCAGTAGTCCAAGTCGTAGTTCATAAACATGACTGACTTATCTTTGTAGTTAAATATTTTAGTGTTCATATCTACCACCCTGTACTGTACTCTGGATCTATTGGTGCGATCCCTGCGTTGTGAATATCTATCAAAGGATACCTGTCAAATAGTTCTTTGTATCTCTCTATTGCTTCTTTCTTGTTGTAACAAATCTCCCAGTGGTCACTCAGGTATACTGGTTTATCTGGATCTCCCCACTGTTGATCAGGTGTACCAGTGTCACTCCTAGTTGTGTAGAAGACTATCCACAGGTTGATGTTATCTATTGTTGTTATATCAAGCATTTTCTGTTTCCTTCTTTTTCCTAAACGCTACACCACACTTGGGTATCTTTATGGAATCCCCAGTCTCGATATGTTTGAACCCCATATACTCAAGTTTATCTCTGTATCTTTCAAACGTACCAATGTACGTATAGTCAAACATGATAGCGTCTATTGCCCTGTCAAAAGCTTCTCGAACTTCACTGTCTAGTTCTCTTTCAGTCTTCATTTCATTAACTCCTTTTGTTTTTCTAATCCTCTGAGCAGCATTGCTTCTGCTTCTCTTTTATCTCCACGCTTTAGCGTTTCGTATGCCCATGCTACCCAACTGTAAGCCTCTGGATCTATCTGTTCTGGGTCAGGTGCAGTCATCACTGGCTGTTGTGGTGTAGCCTGAGAATACGCCCCTACCTTGTTCTCGTTCAGAAACTCTATCAGTTGTACCTTGGACACTGGTACATCTACTTGCTTCCAGTCTTTAGGGAAGTATCTCTGAGCGTCACGCTGAGTACCAACCCACTGTCCTTTACTTGACTTGTATAGTATCATTACTCAGTTCCTTTACTAATTTTTCTGCTTCTTCTCTTGTTTCAAAAAGATTATCTCCCCTATCATTATACACCAAGTTACCATCTTCATCATGAACTTCATAGTTTATAACATATGTTGGTTCTATTTTATATTTCATCTCAAGTTATCTCCTTCATCAAAGTCCAGTTCTATTTCATCATCTAATTTGTAACTGCTTACAGTGTCTGCTGTTTGATGCCACGCCATGTCGTTTAGTGTCATACCAAGTAAACCTATTGCTAGTTGTTTTATCTCTGCCTCATCAAAATCTGAGTAGTAAATTAAATTAAATATCTTTTCTATTCTAGGTGTCATAGTTATCCATCCTCATTCTTACGTCTAGTCTCCAACTAAACCCTGTTAAAGTTTTAGGTGTTGCTACACCAATATCCAAGATGTGTTCTTTTATTGCGTCATGGATTGTGTCTATTTGGTCACACTCCAAATCCTCTGCTGCTATTACAATCTCTTTGTATCTCATGGCTGCACCTCATACTCAAACCACTGTCTAGCCTGTGCATCAGTAAGCTTGTACTCATTGCCAGACATAGACAAACAATCCTTTACAATCCAAGGCATTTTCCTTGCTTTAGTTTTGTAGCCTACTAGCTGCATACGATACCTGACTGACCTATGGTCTATGTATTCGTGTACCTTAGATGTATCTAGCCTGTGAAGGATAGCCATTTTTTTAAGATCCTTTTCTTCTTTAGTCTCTGCCCCATCAAGTAATACTTTTACTTTGAATGTAGCCTCACCACCTCTGTAGGTGCAGCTATCAACGAGAGTTTGTATTTTTAAATCACAAGTTTCCTCAAAATCATGTGTTACCAGTAACGAGTTTATCTCATTGCGTAGTGTTTTTAGTTGTTCTTTTGTAAAATTTGTCATGATAATTCCTTCTTTTTAATTTCTACTGTTATGCCCTTCATGCTTAGATATTTTTTAGATAAAGTCTCTAGCTCTGCTTTGCTTTTGGTAGTGTGGTAAGCAAAAAACTTACCATCACTTCCCATAATTTTTATTATGTACAACACCAGTTTAGTCCATCCTTGTTATAAAATGTGTACCGTCTGGCTGTGGTAGTGCTACGATAGCGTATTCATAAAAGTATGCGTAGCCATGCTTAGTAATCATTCTACCCATGTATGGTAGGTCTGTATCATCCTTAGACACGTAATCACCATTCTTGTTTATTGTGCCTTCAAACTTGTACAGTTTACCAAATCCGTAACGATCTTCCATGAACTGTACCAAGTCTGTGTCATCATCGTTGCCTATATGTTCAGCTACCCATAGAGGTAGTAGTCCTAGAGCTTGTGCAATTTGATTATCGCTATACTCAGGGTGTGCCTTGTTGTTTGTTGCTAGTGTTAGCTGTATCATTTTTATTCTCCTTTAATTTCCCAAGTGCCAACTTTATTACCGTTAATATCTCTTACATATGAGACACAGTCAGTGTCATCAATATCCCTTATATCGTTTGCTATTACTTTAAGAATGTGACACAACTCTAAGTGTGGATCTTGTGCAAAGGCATCGTTGTCCATATTTATTATACAATCAAATTTCATTTATCTAATCCTTCTTTTGCTAATATCCTTAATACATAGTGTAGTGGTTGATCACCTAGTGTAATTACTTTTTGTTTGCTTTCACTGTAGCGTTTAGCTTTTGCCATTGCTGAAATGTCGCTAGGTATTTTGCGAGTAGCTAGTACGTTTTCCATTTCTAGTAATTGGTTAAATGTTACTGTTGTCATTTTGTTTTATCCTTCTATTTCTTCTAACCAAGGGTCAGACTTTTCAGTTACGCCAAAGATACCCTCTGATGCCATGTTAAACATTTCATCAAAAGCATCGTGCTCATTTGTTGCGTCAAGCATTATTGAGCTAGGCTTTCCATATTCAATATAGTTAACTTTAAATTTAGCCATTTTGTTTTATCCTTTTTATTTGTTCTATCCCTTCAATATCAGATAGAATTATTGCTGTCATTACACCTCAGTAACTTGGTTATATTGTGTGTCTTTTATGTCACGTTCATACTCGACATAGTAGGTCACATTGCCAGGACTAGGTGCATAAGCACCTCCAAAGATAGCACTATCCAACTCTTTCCTAGTGGGTGCGCTGATGAATTGTCGCTCTCCATGTTTGTAAAATAGCGCCCAGTGTTTTAATATTTTTTTGGTTTTCATTTCTAAATATCCCTTCTAAAAAATTATTTATTATACAAATTTCTGTTAGTGCCTCTGTTCTTTCAATCTCAGTGCTGAAATTACTACTAGCCCTCCTTGTTAAATCATCCATATGTTCACCAAATCTATAGAGCTTTTCTTTATGATAAATTAAACTATCCATTGTCTTTGCCTTGTTGATTTATTTGACGCATCATTTCATCAATCCTAGCTATAATTGGTGCGTTCTTTTTTTTGTAAGCTATCTCTTTTATTTTCTCTAGCATCTCCTCACGTTCTTCTAACGTTCCAAAAATAGTTCCTCTTTTTTCGTCAACAATCATTTTTATATCTCCATTATTAAATATGTTATGATCCATGCTAGTATTCCAAGTATAGCCGTTATTGCTATTGTTCCTATAATCCAAGTTAAAAACATTTTATTACCCTCTTTATATGTTGTGAATACGTTTCCAAGTTACCCAAGTAATAGCTTGCATTTCAAAAGCTTTTAGCTTGCGTCCATTTACTATTGTTGCGTTTGCTGCATCCACATACGCTTGTTGTATTTCAGTATATAATTTTTTGCCTATGTTGGTTTTATCTGTTGTTAAACCATGTCTTTCATAGCGCCAAATATTGTAAGCGTGTCCGTCTACAGTACAAGTGTCATCTCCCATAATGTTACGATAGAATGAAACAATTTTTTGCCCATTAAGAATTGAAATAGTTTGCTCGTGGTCTGGCATTGCGTCCAGGATAGACCAAGCTTTCTCTTTCATTTTGTTATAGGTGGACACTCTAACACTCTCGATTGCATCACCATTAAGATATGCAGCAATCAATTCATCTGTATTCTGAACGTTTCTCTCCCATTTATTATTGGGAGATAATGCAGCCATAACTCCCACAACAATGTGCAATGGCATATCATGTTTTAAAGCTAACTTTTTAGATATGGCTTGTGCTTCAGCATACCATTTAATACCGTCTGATATTTCATCTGGAGTAGCCAGTGCGTAAACTTTTAGTATGTTATCCATTTTTTATTTACTCCCGTATTTTATTTGTTTCATTTTGTTTTCAAGCTGTTCCAATGTTGAGCCAGTAATATCACTAATTTTACAATCCCCAAATTCGCCTACAATATAAGTATAGCCTCTATCCCAAGAACCTAGCTGGTATATTGCTGCTGTTGCAGCTTCTTCTAGATTATTAAATGTTTCTGTCCATTCACATCTATCTAATGTTTTGTAAGTTAACTCTATCATTTTGTTTACTCCTTTTTTAATTAATTAATATCTAGCCGCATAATAACGTAATTGTTCAATATCTTTTGCAGTACCTATTTTATATTCTCCATTATCATAAGCACCTAAAATAAAATCACTCCAATATTCTCTATTGGGCATTAATGTAAAAAAATCTTCTCTATCTTCTGCGCTATCAAAATCAATAGTACCTACGATATTTCTAACACTATCTATAAAAACAATATCATGCTCTAAAAATCTATCGTCATAATCAGCGTTATCTTTTAACATAACATGTATTATTTGTTCTTTGTTGTCGTAAATTCTATCGGTTTCTATTCTAAAGATTTTCATTTTTATTTATCCTTTTCATTTTTCCATAGCTATCGCTGTCGAGGCTGTTAGTCCTCACGCAAATAAAGAGCGAATTTGAGGACTGGCTGTCAAGATAGCCAACAAGCCAAAACGCAAAAAAGTTTAAAAATAGAGTAATTATTTTAAAAAGTGTTACTGAATTACCACGAACAAAAACAGAACATCAGAATTTTTTGCAGCTGGCTCTGCACTTGCAAAATGATTGCCGCAATGCAAAAACGAATCAGTGCAATGCAGCATAAATATAATTGTGATCACAAGTGTGTAGGTGTACTGTTTAAGTTTATAGTTGCTTCCTATATTTGTGATCACAGCTATAATAGTTTAATACTGAACGATATTCTTTAAGAAATAGTTTAAAGTTAAACTAAATTTCCCCTATTACAGTTTAATACTAAACTAAAATACTAAAAGTAGTTTAATGTTAAACTATCTCCAGCATATTGTGCCTGTATTCCTAACGTATACAGCATATAGTATAAGGGTAGGCATGGTACACGTGGGGGGTGTACGTTATATATGTATGCTCAATGACAGAGAGGGGTATTTTAGGTCTGTTAACCACATTGTTAATCAAGTGGTTTACACTTGAGTTGTGATCACATTTAGATATAACTAAAGATATGAAACTATATAAGGTAAAGAACAAGTATATCCTCCTGGATGACAAGGGGTTTGTTCTAATTATAACTAGATATAAAAGTATATGCTTACATCTTATGGGTGTGACATAGTGTCATGGCGTGTATTATCCTGTTGTTTTATACTTGAAGCGTGTATAACTATTAGTATATACTTATAGTAATACTTAAGGTATCATTACCTTTATTTTTTATACCTTTATTTATACTAATATTAGTATTACTAACAGTAACTACTTAAAGTATTACTTACAGTACCCCATATTCTGCTTTTGTTGTCCCTTTTTTGGAAAAAAAGATAAAAGTATGTTGACATAGGTACTACTTTAAGTACAACTACCGAAATCCAAATGAGTAAAAACAGAATTAAGTACTTCGAGTCTGACTCAGTGCTAGAAGAGTTCTACAACGCACTAGCCAACCAAGACGAAAAGAAGCTCAGAAGAGTACACATCCCCAGATCTGATGTCTTTTATGTACGCAGAGCGTATTTTGAAAGTACAGGCAACTGGGAATCCCTAGATAGAATAGAAAGATCAATGTACCTGGAGGGTATGTTGTCCAGATTTGACGTTCTAGACCCCGAAAGAAAAAGAGACTGGGAATAACATGGATGGTTTAAAGATACCAGTAGCCCTTGTTGTAGCAATGGCTGTCCAACTGGCAGGTGTTGTCTGGTATGCCAGTGAAATGGTTCACGATATTGAGCACTTAACTGAAACAGTCAACGAACAACAAGAAATAATCAACGTGTTGAACGATGACGTAAACGATTTATGGCAGTTCTGCACCTTTACTGAGAACAAGTGGGCAGAAGCCTACGTTGGAGACATGGTGTATGAACGTGTCTGTGGAAGTAAAGAGGTTGTGGAGCAGTAAATGGTTATAGACTTTGACGTAGATGGTGACGGAAAGATAACACCAGAAGAGATAGCGATGAAAGAGCGTATGCTCGAAGTAGAGCTACGAGAAGAAAAGGCTGAGTCGCAAAAGTTTATGGCCTGGGTAGCAATGGGTATGATGATTATCTTTACTATCTTTCTCTTTACACCCTTGATGTCAGACACAAGAGTATCAGCCCTCGCAGACTTGCTTGGGCTATTTTACATTGCACAGACTGGTGTCGTAGCAGCCTACATGGGAGCAACAGCATACATGGCAGGGAAGCCAATGGGCAACAAAGTAGCTATGAAGAAGGATATGAGATGAGTTTTAACCTAAGTAAAAGATCACAAGAAAGACTGATAGGTGTACACCCTGATCTAGTCTCTGTTGTTGAAAGAGCCATCGAACTAACAAGTGTCGATTTTGGAGTGACGTGTGGTGTAAGAACCATAGAAGAGCAAGAGGCTAACGTAGCTGCAGGAAGATCTCAAACGATGCGATCCAAACACCTTCCTCAAGAGGATGGATACTCACAGGCTGTAGACGTTGTAGCCTACGTAGGACCAGAAGTATCCTGGGAGTTAAACTTGTACGATGACATCTGTGACGCTTTTAAAGAAGCAGCAGAAGAGTTCGAGTGCGCTATTAAGTGGGGAGCAGCCTGGAGTGAAGGGGATATCAGAACATATCCAGGAACTTCAGAAGAAGCTATGATGGCTTACGTTGATCTAAGAAGATCTCAAGGACGTAGACCCTTTATAGATGCCCCACATTTTGAGATGATGTAATGCGATGGTTAATACTCGTTCTATTTTTATCTGGCTGTGGTTTGAGTACTCTGGGGTTGCTAGGAGGATCAGACGGTCCTACAGTAAATTCTAACGCACAGATAGGTAAAGAAAACAGACAATCTGTAATGTCTGTGGAGCAGACCGAAGAAGTGTCTGCAGGTAGAGATGTTATACAAACTGAAATAATAAAAGAAGTAGAGACAGGTGCAGTGGGAAGCTTAGATATTATAAACACAAACATACCACCCTGGGTTATGCTGCTCCTCATACTAGGTTGGCTATTGCCAACGCCTACAGAAATTGGTAGAGGTATAATGAACTTTATACTGACACTATTCGGGAGGAAAGATAACCCTAAATACGAGAGATACAAATGAGTGTACCTGAGCGTGTCAAAGCGACAATGAAAAGGCTAGGGTTAAAAGGAGTCAACAAACCAAAGAGGACTCCTGATCACCCAACTAAGTCTCACGTTGTCATGGCATCAGAAGGTGGTAAATATAAATTGATTCGTTTTGGTGAGCAAGGAGCCTCTACTGCAGGTAAACCCAAAGCAGGTGAATCGGATAGGATGAAGAAGAAGAGGGCAAGTTTTAAAGCACGACACAGCAAGAATATTGCAAAAGGTAAGATGTCTGCTGCGTACTGGGCTAACAAAGTTAAATGGTAACAAAGGATTAAAAGTTAATGAATAAAATAGAAATAGCTGTGATAGCAGCATGGGTAGGCTTGGCTGCAATGATGGCAACCACAGCGTCTTACGCAAAAGATTTTTCTGTAGCAGGACAAACAGTATCAATAGGAGCATCCTCAGATCTTAACTACACAACAGGTGTAGAAGACTGGGAGTGGGAGCTAACACCATCAGCAGGACTTTCAGCTATGGGTCTAGGTTTTACAATGGCTACAGATATTGACATGTTAGAGCTAGAAGATGGAGACATCTTTCAAGGATTAGACTTCACAGTTGACTACACAATCCCTAGCACAAACATTAGTTTATATACTGAAGTATCAACAGACTCAGACTTAGAGTTTGGTGACGTAACAGTAGGGGCTACGGTCAGCTTTTAATGTGGATAGCCTTTATGCTCCTCTGTAGTACACCTGCAGCATTATCCTGTGAGATAATGGCAAAAACAGCAGCGACATTTCCTACAGAGGAAGCATGTGCTCAAGAAGCAATAATAGTAGCTAGGTATTTTCAAGAAAAGGGATACTTAGCTATACCTGATTGTCAAGAAATTAAAATGGGAGTTTCACTATGAGAATAGTAAAATGGATATGGAGATATTTAAAAAGGATAGTGTGTGCAATTTTAAACAGAAATTGTGGGCCTAACTGTAACTGCAAAGCTTAATTAATGAAAAAGAAGAAAGACCCAAAAGTAGGAACAGGTAAAAAACCAAAAGGGTCTGGACGTAGACTATATACGGATGAGAATCCAAAAGATACAGTGTCCATCAAGTTTGCTACAATGGCTGACGCAAAAGCTACAGTAGCCAAAGTAAAAAAGTTAAAGAAACCTTACGCAAGAAAAATCCAAATATTGACCGTAGCAGAGCAACGTGCTAAAGTTATGGGCAAGACAGCGATAGCAAATGTCTTTAAACAAGCTAAAGCAGAATTGCGAAGGAAACACAAAAAAGATGGCGTATCTACAAAGTAACATACCCTACTTTAAAGCTTGGGTAAGAAGAGAATACACAAAGAATATGCAGGAATATCATGGAGACTTCCTGCACTGTATGGTAGTAGCAGTAACGACTATGCCAAACAGAACACTGAGTTTCCAGGTTATCTTTACAGGCTGCGAGTCTGATGAAGAGGATGAACCAAACATACATGGTGGTGCAATGTGGGCAAGAATGCCTCTTACAGCACTCGTGGCAGATACCCCCCTTGAGGAATGGCCTACAGAGTTACCACCATATTTAGCACAACCCTGGGATTGTATGTCTCATACACACTCAGTATATAAAATAGAAAGGGCTTCTCCTGCTCCTTGGATAGCAAAAGTAGATGGAGAGTTTTACCCTGCAAAGTATTACTTCACTGTTGACTATACCGACAACGAAGTAGCTGATGATCCTGCACAACATAAACAGTCACACGTTCTGGAGTTGTTAGACGCAGGAGAATACACAGGTAACATGGTTGCGTTACCCAATAACAGAGTGAGAGTAACTCATCCTGCTTGGTTTGAGACTGGCGAAGGTGCTCCAGACTTTAAACCTAATCAGAACATCTTTAACTCTAAAGAGGATGTTGAATACGTTTGGGATACGGAACGTGTCTTTAATAATTTATATAAGGAAAAGTAACTATGATGAAAAAGATGATGAAGAAAAAAGGTATGGCTCGTGGTGGCATGAAGAAAAAAGGTTACGCCAAGGGTGGTATGAAAAAGAAGGGCTACGCTAAAGGCGGCACTATGAAGAAAAAAGGCATGGCTAAAGGCGGTGCTACAATGACACTGGCAAAACTTAGAGCAGCAGCAAAAGCTAAAGGCTACAAACTAGTAAAGATATAGTGTCATGGCTTTATCAAAACAAAATAAAACCAGAGTAAAGAAAGTGATCAAAGGTTTAAGCAAAGCCTCTAAAACTCATGCAGGTCAAGCAAAGACTTTAAAAAAAGCAGTTGGGATGTCCAAAGGTGGTAGTACAGTCAACAAAGCAGGTAATTACACTAAACCAACTATGCGTAAAAACCTATTCAGCAGGATCAAAGCAGGTGGAAAAGGTGGCTCACCTGGGCAATGGTCAGCAAGAAAAGCACAGATGTTGGCAAAACAATACAAAGCCAAGGGTGGGGGCTACAGATAATGAAAGCCCCTCAGAAAAGTTTAAAAGACTGGACAAAACAAAAGTGGCGCACAAAGAGTGGAAAGCCTAGTGCTAAGACTGGGGAAAGATACTTGCCTGAAGCTGCTATAAAATCTTTGTCTTCTGCTGAATATGCAGCAACTACAAAAGCTAAACGAGAAGGCAAAGCAAAAGGCAAACAGTTTGTTAAGCAACCTAAGAGTATTGCACAGAAAACAAGAAAATTTAGAGCAAATGAGGGCGGTATGGCTAAAAAATTTCCAGACTTAACAGGTGACGGTAAAGTTACCCAAGCAGATATATTAAAAGGCAGAGGCGTAAATCTAAGAAAAGGTGGTATGCCTAAGAAAAAAGGTTACGCTAAAGGCGGTAAGATGAATGACATGCGTAAGACAGGAATGTTTTATGGTGGTATGTCCAGAAGAGGTAAGTAACAATGGCTGTAACACTACGTAAATATTTAAACAGTAAACTAAAAGAAAAAGGTTTATCTGTTAAAGAGGCCAAAAAGAACGCAGGTAAATACAAAAGTATTGCTGCAGCCAAGAAAGCAGGATCACTTTACTACACAAACAAAGATGGTAAAGTGATGGCTGCTGTATACGCAGAAGATTTAAAGAAACCACTCAAAGATGTTAAACCTAAGATGAGGCCATCAAGCGGTAGTATAAAGATTGAGGTATTACTACCTGGCTCTGATAAAACAATTGCATCTGTTATAGACAAAGCAAAACCTATGGCTTTTTCTGATGCAGCTAAAAAGAAAAAAACCAACCTAAATAAAAAAGGCAAACCCATGAACCTCTCTGGTAACTCTAGAGGTGGTTTAATTAAATCCTCTGGTTCTCTTAACACAGGTATTGCCAAGCCTGGAAATACTTACAAATAAACAGGAGCTTAAATATGAAAATAGAAGGTGATAAAGTAATAGATCAATATGGTGCTGTTTTAGCAGAATACGTACATGGAGAGTGGCACTCTAAAGACCCTGCTGTTCTAGAGTTTATTCAAGAACAAGACAAACCTAAAACAGAAACTAAAAAAGTTCGTGCTAGAAATGAAGATGGAACGTTAAAAGGTGATGATCCTTCTACTCCTGATGTCAATGAAGCTTGGACTACAAAGGTAGTCAAGAAGGCAACAGGTAAATCATAACGGAGTTGCATATTTGTCACTACTATGATATAACTACTTGAATATAACTATCCTCACCCAGTTAGGGCTAACACAAACAGAGGATAGATAATGTTTAAAAGATTACTCAACAAAATAATACAAGCAAGAGCAGAGTCAGCTAGACGTAAGATTGCACGTATGCAACTTTACAAAATGACTGAGAGAGAGCTACGAGACTTAGGAATAGGTAGATGTGATATAGAAAGGGTTGTGCTGACAGGTAAAGCCCTTTGAAAAGCACGATCACTTCTTTAATGATACTAGGAGTACTTTGGGAGGAGGCTCGTGGACCCAGTTACAATAATCGGTGGAGCTACCGTAGCGTTCAATGCACTGAAGAAAGGTTTCCAGTTTGGAAAAGATCTTCAGGAGATGGGTGGTCAACTAAATCAGTGGGCTAGTAGCATGAGCGATCTGGCCTACCTAGAGCAGAAAAATAAGAACCCCCCTTGGTGGAAAGCTATGGGAGGTTCTGTTGAAGCAGAAGCTTTAGAAATATTCACAGCTAAAAAGAAAGCAGAGGCCATGCGTCAGGAGCTAAAAGACTGGATTAGTTTTACGTATGGACCATCCGTTTGGGATGAACTGGTGGCAACTGAAGGTAGAATACGTAAACAAAAGAAAGATCAAGAGTACCGTAAAGCTGAGATGATTGAAGCAATAATTACTTGGAGTATATCAGGTGTTATTATTTTAACAGGTATAGGTACTCTAAGTTTTATAATTTACATGGTGGCATAATGGCAAGAAACTTAACAGAAAAACAACAGAAGTTCCTAGACGTTCTTTTTGAAGAGGCACAGGGAGATCCTGTACAGGCTAAGAAACTAGCAGGATACGCTGACAGTGTAGCCTCTACTTCTGTTGTCAACAGTCTGACAGATGAAATAGCAGACGTTACAAAAAAGTTTATAGCACAGTCTTCAACCAAAGCAGCATACACAATGTTTTCTGTTATGAAAGATCCTACTGATCTAGGCGTAAAAGAAAAGATGTTAGCAGCTAAAGACATTCTAGATCGTGCAGGATTTACTAAAACAGACAAGGTAGAAGTAAAGACATCAGAGCCTTTATTTATTTTACCTGCGAAAGATAATGAGTAAAAGAGCTACAACAGCAGACCACCCAACCAAAGTTGACTGGCAGATACCACTACAAGGGGAACTAGGAGAGTGGTATCCTGTTATAAGAGTAGGAAGACACGTACCCTTTGGTTACAAACAGGATGAAACAGATCCAGACTTACTGTTACCTATCCCTGAAGAGTTAGAGTTACTAGAAAAAGCTAAACTATTTCTTCAAGAATACAGCACTAGGAAAGTAGCAGTCTGGTTATCTAAACAATCTGGTAGAGAAATATCACATGTAGGGTTATATAAACGTGTCAGAATGGAAGAAAAAAGGCGTAGGGCTTCCTCAAACTACAAGCAGTATGCCAAAAAATATAAAGAAGCGGCAAGGAAAAGCCAGAAAATCGAAGAGAAAAGAATTGGTGGTAGAAACACCAGAGATCTTAACGAAGACGAAGACTACATCTCACTCGAACCTGGAGAACGATGCCCTTTCTGTGGACAAACAAGAGGTAATATTTGAGCCTAACCCAGGTCCACAAACCAAGTTTCTAGCTTCAACAGAACAAGAGGTACTATACGGAGGAGCAGCAGGTGGTGGCAAGTCGTATTCGATGGTGGCTGATCCAGTTAGATATTTTACGAATCCACATTCACGAATGTTACTTGTTCGTAGGAGTACAGAAGAGTTACGAGAACTTATATCTGTAAGTAAACAGCTTTACCCAAAGGCTGTTCCAGGAATAAAGTTCATGGAGAGAGATAAGACTTGGGTAGCACCTAACGGTGCAACACTCTGGATGTCGTATCTTGATCGTGACGATGACGTTATGAGGTATCAAGGTCAAGCCTTTAACTGGATAGGCTTTGATGAGTTAACCCAATGGCCCTCCAGTTACGCTTGGTCTTACATGAGGTCAAGGTTACGTGCTACAAAAGCAAGTGGGTTGCCGCTTTATATGAGAGCGACTAGCAACCCTGGAGGGCCAGGACATCAGTGGGTACGAAAACACTTTATAGAACCCAGTCCTCCAGGAAATGCTTTCTGGGCAACTGACGAAAACGGTGATATAATACAATGGCCTGTAGGTCACACAAGAGAGGGTGAACCTCTATTTAAAAGAAAGTTTATACCTGCTACCCTGTTTGATAATCCCTACCTATCTGAAGATGGGATGTACGAAGCAAACCTTCTATCTCTTCCTGAACACCAGAGGAGACAACTACTAGAAGGTGACTGGGATATAAACGAGGGTTCAGCATTTCCAGAGTTCAACAGAAAGATACACGTAGTTGACCCCTATGATATACCTTCAAACTGGACTCGTTTTAGAGCCTGTGACTACGGATACGGATCTCACACAGGCGTTGTATGGATAGCAATAGTTCCAGGGTCTGAACAGCTAATTGTCTACAGGGAGTTATATGTTTCTAAAATCATAGCGACTGACTTGGCTGACATGATCCTGGAATTAGAAGAGGGAGAAAAAATAAGGTACGGTGTTTTAGACTCTTCACTCTGGCACAAAAGAGGTGACACTGGCCCTAGCCTAGCAGAGCAGATGATCATGAAAGGATGCAGATGGCGTCCTGCAGATAGATCAAGAGGCTCACGAGTAGCAGGTAAAAACGAATTACACAGAAGACTACAAGTAGATGAGTTTACAGAGGAACCCAGGCTTGTCATATTTAATAACTGTACGAATCTTGTCTCTCAATTACCGTCTATACCTTTAGATAAAAAGAACCCTGAAGACGTGGACACCAACTCAGAAGATCACCTGTACGATGCTTTGCGATACGGTGTGATGACTAGACCCAGAAGCAACTTATTTGATTTCAACCCAGACTCTCAACGAACAGGGTTTCAAGCATCAGATCCCACATTTGGATATTAAGGATTAACTAATGGAAGAAGATGATATCTTTGAATCAGACGAACTTTACATGGATGAAGAGGAATCCTCTTTTGTAGAAGATAAAGAAGATGCTGATAGTAGTAGAGATGAAAAGGTAGGAACAGTAGTAGGTCTTGTCGAGGGCAAATTCTACAAAGCTGAGAAAGCTAGATACACTGACGAACTACGATGGATCAGAGCCTATCAAAACTATCGTGGTGTGTACGGATCAGACGTACAGTTTACATCCACAGAGAAGTCTAGAGTATTTGTAAAAGTAACTAAGACCAAGGTTCTTGCAGCCTATGGTCAGATTGTAGATGTACTCTTTGGTTCTAACAAATTTCCTATATCTATCAACCCTACTGTTTTACCAGAGGGTATAACAGACACTGTAAACTTTGAGACTGACAGCAACATGCGTAAAGCTCAAGAGTCTGATGGTGCGTTGCCGCAAGATGATACAAGGCTACAGCCTGGTGAGACAATTATTGATTTACGAGAAAGACTTGGAGCACTCCGTAACAAACTAGAACCTGTGCAAGATCTTATAGAAGATGGGCCAGGAACAACTCCAAGTAAAGTTACTTTCCATCCTGCTATGGTTGCAGCTAAAAAGATGGAAAAGAAAATACATGACCAACTAGAAGAGTCAAACGCTAGAAAACAGTTACGTATAGCAGCATTTGAAACTGCTTTGTTTGGTACAGGTATTATGAAGGGTCCATTTGCTTACGATAAGGAATACCCTTCTTGGTCAGAAGATGGTGAGTACACACCCACAATTAAAACTGTGCCACAAACATCTAGTGTAAGTATCTGGAACTTTTATCCTGACCCAGATGCTAACAACATGGATGAAGCAGAGTACGTTGTTGAGAGACACAAGATGTCTAGATCTCAAATGCGTGGGTTAAAGAAAAGACCTTTTTTCAGATCAAACGCTATTGATACAGCTATTGGCATGGGAGAGTCCTACTCTAAAGAGTGGTGGGAACAAGTCATGGAAGAGGCTGATCAAGAAACAAAAGCTGAGAGATACTCAGTGTTAGAGTTTTGGGGATATGTTGACACAGACCTTTTACAAGAATACGACATAGAGATCCCCAAAGAATTAGAAAACCAAGATCAGGTTTCCGTAAACATCTGGGTTTGTAACGGACAAGTGTTACGTCTTGTTATGAACCCATTTACTCCTTCTATCTTACCATATTACGCAGTGCCTTTTGAGGTAAACCCTTACTCATTCTTTGGAGTAGGCATTGCAGAAAATATGGACGATACACAAAATCTTATGAACGGATTTATGAGAATGTCAGTAGATAACGCAGCATTGTCTGGTAATCTACTTATAGAGGTAGACGAGACTAATCTCGTCCCAGGGCAAGACCTCTCTGTGTATCCAGGCAAAGTGTTTAGGAGACAAGGAGGGGCACCTGGTCAAGCTATCTTTGGCACCAAGTTCCCGAATGTATCTAACGAGAACATGCAGATGTTCGACAAAGCAAGAGTGTTAGCAGATGAGTCAACAGGTTTCCCTTCTTTCGCTCATGGTCAAACAGGCATACAAGGAGTGGGTCGTACTGCTTCTGGTATTTCTATGCTTATGTCTGCTGCCAACGGTAGCATACGTAACGTTGTTAAAAATATAGATGATTATCTGTTAGCACCACTAGGTAGAGCTTTCTTTCACTTTAATATGCAGTTTGACTACGATGATGGTGTAAAGGGTGACTTGTCTGTAAAGGCTGAAGGAACAGAAAGCTTGATGGCTAACGAAGTTCGTAGTCAAAGACTTATGCAGTTTCTTGGTGTTGTACAGAATCCAGTGCTTGCACCTTTTGCTAAAATGGATTATATTATCAGAGAGATTGCTAAGTCTATGGATCTTGATCCTGACAAACTTACAAACTCTATGGGTGACGCAGCTATACAGGCTGAGATCCTCAAGAAATTCCAAGCAGATAATCCACCACCACAAGTAGATCCTAACGCTCCACAGCAGCAACAGGGTGCTCCTCAACAGGGAGAACAACGTCCTCCTGCAGGTGCTCAAGTACAAGACACTCAAGGATCAGGTGGTGGTCAAGTAGGTACAGGTACAGCACCATTACCAGGAGAACAAGGGTTCACTGGTAACACAGGATAACGAACACTTATGAAATTAAAACTACTGGTAAATAACATGGAGATCTGGAACTCGTTTAACGATGAACTGGATCGAAGACTTAACCACGTCCATATTCAAATGGAACAAACTATAAAACAGGAAGACTTGTTTAGACTGCAGGGTGAAGCAAAAGCACTCCGTAGGTTAAAGTTTTTAAGGGATGAAGTGAATGGACCTAAACCAGACTAGGGATCAAATGGAGATGTTTGGTTTTACTGCTGAAGGTGCACAGCAGGAGGCTGACAAGTTTGTAGAGGAAGCAGGAGATTTAGAAACTGATATATCTAACGCTGCATCTTTCTTAGTTCCGTTCTACGACTCAGGTGTAAACATATCAAATGTTGTACAAGAGTACAGGAAGCCTGAACAGGAACGTGACTACGAGTATATAAAAGATCAGTTCAAAGAAGCAGGTCAGAGTGCCGCCATAGAAGGTGGTCTACTTCTTATGGGTGGTGTTGCAGGTAAATACGGAGCCAAAGGTATCAAGGCTCTAGCTGATAAAGTAAAACAATACGAGATAAATCCTAATGTAATGTCAGCATTTGGTGCAGGAGCTATCAGGAAAAAACCTACCATCAAAGAAGGTGTTCCTACTATAGAAGCAGCAGGTCTTACAGACGAAGCTATTGAAACATGGCGTAAGAAAAACAAAACATCTGACGAATTTAGAAAATCTTTAAAAGGTAGAAACCCTGAACTTCAGGAATTAGCCAAGGGAGTATCAGAGGGGCGAGTTTTTAGCAGCACCTATCGTAAACGTGCTGATGAGCTTAGACCTATTAGAATAGTTAAAGAAGTACCTAAACCTGCAACAAATAAAGAAATCGTAAGTGCCTTAAACGATAAGCAAAGACGAAATCCTATAATTGGACTTAATGAAAAAGTTTCAACAGGAGAAATGGTGAACGTAAGGTTAAATATACCTGCGTATACTGACTACGATGTTTGGGTTCCTACAATTAGACATAATGGAAAAGAAAAATACAAAGCTGCAGTTAGAATAAAAAATGTCAATTTTATAAAACCTACTTTAAGTGATGGTGCAAAAAGAACAGATAGTTCTAAAGCTCTTAAAGTCGCAGAGGGTGGTGAAAAAAATCCTTTTGCTGTTATGACAGGAGAATATGTAGAGGGTACTGATGATGAACTTTTCACTATGGCAAAAGAAGTTTTTGATAGTGATGAGTGGACACAAGTAGGGTATGACCCAATAAAAAGAGGTTTCTTTTATGACAGAGAGACTGGACAAGCAATCCTAGAAGCAGATGAAGTAATTCAGGTAGGGCATTTGGTCTTAGCAAAAAACGCAAAGAAGACAGACCCAGATGTTTTTCCTTTTAATAAAGGCGGTGCAGTAATGGACGATCAAATGGAAATGGCATTTATGAATGAGGGTGGAATAGCAGATGATGGTATGGATGTAGATCCAGTATCAGGAAACGAAGTACCACCTGGTTCTCTTGCAGAAGAAGTGCGAGATGACATTCCTGCACAACTTTCTGAGGGTGAGTATGTCGTTCCTGCTGATGTTGTCAGATACTACGGTGTCAAGTTCTTTGAAGATCTACGAGATGAGGCTAAACGTGGACTAGCTGAGATGGAAGCCAATGGACGTATAGGTGGAGAGCCTGTACCTGCAGGTGGTCCTATAAACGATCAAGAACTATCTCCACAAGAGATGCAAGCTATACAAGAGATGATGGGTATGGCTGAAGGTGGTGAGGTACAGAACCCTTACTTACAACAACAGCAACTGTACAGCCAACCTAGACCTGCTCCTATAGATGAAAAAAGAAACACAACTATAACCAACGTTAATCCTGTTGAGAACCAAATGCCAATGCAAAGCATGGCTAGTGGTGGTCAGGTGCAAGGATATCAAGACAGTGGTGATGTTATGAAAGACGCACCTTCTTTTGTTCAAAACCAGTTTAACCCTGCTCAGTACGGTCTTGGTTACAGTTTTATGGGTCAACAACCACAGCAAACAGGAACGACAGGAACTACAACCACTCAAGCTCCACAAGGACAAACCTTTACAGTTCTTTATCATCCTGACTACGCTACAAATGGTAGAAGTAAAACTTTCTATCTTCCTAGAGATAATGAAATCTATCAACAATATCTTGATATGGGTTACACCAAGCAGATGCCTATGACTGGACCTGCAGGACAAGGAGAAACTACTCCAACAACTGATACTACAGGAACTACAGGAACTACAGGCACAGGAACCACAGGAGGTAGCGGAGGTAGTGGAACTACTGTTACTACAGGTGGAGGAACTGGTAAAGGATTTAGTTTTGGTTTTAAAAATTGGGGTGAAGACGTAGACTGGACAAGCTCTGATGCAATTATGAAGTTTGTTGAAGAATCTCAAAAAGGTTTAATTGATGCTAAGACTGGTAATAGGCTAACTGCTATAGGTGCTGCTGCAGGTCCATTAGGAGCAGTAGCAGGTGCTACGGCAGGAAACCTTCCTACTTTGCAATCTGTATCTGATTTAAGGGCTGCTGCTATTATTGCTAGAGCACAAGGTTTGGATGAAACAGCCGCTAGTATTGATCAGCAAGTACAAGATATACTTAAACAGTCTTCAGGTATTACTAGATTTGTGGACAAGTTTTTTAACGAGACAGTAGACGGTGACGCAAAAGGTAAAGCAGGTCTTGATCGTCTTGGGTTTGAATACACAGTAGATAAGAAAACTGGTAATCCCATATTTAGTGCGGAACAAATAGCATCAAACAAAGCAAAAAGTTCTAAACCAAAACCAGAGCCTATTATTTCTACTAGAGTAGCAAAACCTGGGGTTAGATCTGGGGTACAAACAGCTAAAGCAGTAAGAGGTGGACGTGGAACAGTTACTGAAAAACCAGGTGCGAGACAAGAGGCTGCAAGAAAAGCTGCAAAGAAACGTAGTGATAAACGTAAATCAGCTATTAGGTCAGTTAGAGAAAAAGAAAATTTTAACCCCACAAAAGAACGGAAAGAAACAGGTGGTGGAGATAGAGGTCTAAATAAAGGTGGATTAATGAATAAAAAGGGCAAAAAGAAATAATAACTATAAGGCTACCCAGGAATGGTTCCTGGCCCCAACATAAAGGAGAACTTTAAATGCCTGAACTAACTGCAATGGAAAAACCTAAAATAGCAGGTTTTGTAGATCGTGGATTTAACCACGCTAAAAAACAAAAACAGATGGAAGAAGCAGAGGCAGAGATTGCCCGACTAGAAGCAGAGGCTCGTGGTGAAGAAGTCGAAGAACAACAGGAATCCAGTAGCGAGGATACTGAGAACACCGAAGTTCAAGCCTCAGATGATTCCCAACAAGAAGAAACCCCAGAGGAAACCAAAGCACAGGAAGACGATGACAGCGAGTTAGATGCTGAAGAAAAGTCTTTTAAAAAACGCTATGGTGATATTCGCAAACACTTAGCCTCTAAAGAAAAAGAGTGGCAAGAAAAGTTTGAAGCTCTAGAAAAAAAGAGTAAACACGAAGGTATCATCCCTCCTAAGTCTGATGAAGACATAGAGAAGTGGGCGCAAGAATATCCAGACGTAGCAGGTATTGTTGAAACGATTGCAGCTAAAAAAGCTCAAGAGATGTTCAACAAGGCTGAGACACGTCTACAAGAATTAGACGAAGCACACTCTGAAGCTCAAAGAGTAAAAGCAGAGAACGTTATTCGTAAGACTCACGAAGACTTTGATGAACTAAGACAGTCAGATAAGTTTCACAACTGGGCAGATGAACAACCCAAGTGGGTTAAGGATGCACTCTATGAGAACATGGATGATCCTGCCTCAGTTGTACGTGTGATAGATCTATACAAGATTGACAACGGTATGACCGTAGCAGCTAAAAAGAAGTCTAAGAAAGCTGCAGCATCTACTGTTGCTAAAGGAACTCGTACTTCTGTAGACGCAGAGGGTGTACAAGGACAAATAAAAGAGTCTGATGTAGCCAAGATGTCTAACAAGGAGTTTGAGGAAATGCAGGACAAAATAAACGAAGCTATCCGTAATGGTAAGTTTGTTTATGACATGTCTGGTTCTGCAAGATAATTAGTTGACATATTTAAAGTCATCTATATAACTACCTGTATCTGACTTGAAGCCTCCGTAAAGGACCACCTTCAGAGATACTTTTAACCCAAAAGTCTAAACTACAAAGAACTACCTGGACAAGTATAGGCCCAGTGGTATTCGGTAGCGCAACCTAATACTTTCTGCACCCTAGAAAACGTACAGCCCCTTTTAGATGTTTAAGCTTTATTCCCAAAGCCAAATATCATGGAGGATTTAACTATGGCTTTTACAACCGCATCGGGTTATGGGAATCTACCTAACGGTAATTTTAGTCCTATAATCTACTCCAAGAAGGTACAGCTTGCGTTCCGCAAATCTGCTACCGTAGGAGACATAACTAACTCCGATTATTTCGGAGAGATCAGCGCACAAGGTGATACTGTGCGTATAATCAAAGAGCCTGAAATCTCAGTTCAAGCTTATGCTCGTGGCACAACAGTCACAGCACAAGACCTTGACGATGAAGATTTTCAGTTAGTCGTAGACAAAAGCAACTACTTTGCTTTTAAGATGGACGATATTGAAGAAGCTCACTCACATGTGAACTTCATGCAACTTGCAACAGATCGTGCAGCTTACAGACTAGCTGATCAGTATGACCAAGAAGTTCTTGGTTATATGTCAGGTTTTAAGCAAACTTCTCTACATGCACAAGCAGACACAGTTAATGACAGTGTAAACGGTTCAAAAGCTGTGACTACCGCAGGTTCAGACGAATTGCTTACAAGCATGAAACTCCGTAAGGA